GCCAAATTTACTCAATGAAATAACTCAGTCAATCGTCACAGATTGGCCTTGGGTTAATGATATTTCAGATTTTGAAAATTTAACAATTCCTTATCGTGATTTTGATTTAGATTTAACTTCTATTCTTGATAATTTAGTTGATTTTCAATTTACCAATAATAATTTTACTTTAACTATTGAACCCGAACAATTTATTGTTGGTTTTAATAATTTTCGTAAAAATATCGAATATCGTGATTCTTTAGTTAAGTATGTTTTTAGAATGTACCTGTTTGATCACGATCAATATCCAAATGCTATAATCATATTTCTGATAATAGTACGTAGTCAAGGTTTTGCTTTTAGAAATCCTTTACGTATCATTGAAATGGAAATAAGAATTTTAGAACATTTTGCTTATTGGCCTCACAATATAGATTATTTGATGACTTTGTTTACAGATAATCCAAATTTCCTCACTCCACTTGCGAACGCAGTTGACAGTGACTGGTGTGCTTGGAAATTTCCCCCTTATAAATGTGTTGAAAGATATCAAACATATGTTGATGAAAATTTGATGGATCGTTCCTATTCTCCATCAGATTTTGAAACACAAATGTTTCAACAAATGATTGGAAATATGGGTGATGGACATGATCTTTTTGATTATGATTATAGTCATTATGATGCTATTGACGACTGGTGGGAACATGCTTCCCGATATAGTCAATATTGTTCACATACTACAGATGATGTTACTATTGTATGTCATGATACTCATTTGGAGTTTCTTATGGAATATCCTTTTGAAGAATATTTTGATCCTTATGTTGGCATTCAGCTATTGTTTATGTCTGAGTATGATTTTTATTTATATGTTCATGCTCAACGATTGGATGCTTGGTGTGATAGTAATATTAAACCTTTAGAATTTGTTTCATTATATGAAACAGCAGTTCCTCAGATGAAGATACCTGTCTTTACTGATTTAACTGATTCCATAAATAATATGACTGATTCTGTAGATGATTTTACAGAAAAACTTCCTGATAAGGAAGAAAGGCTTGATTGGCAAAAGGTATTTACCAATTTAGGTTCTAGTTTAGATAGTACGTCCAGCGTTTTTAGTGCTTTCTCATCCTTGACCTCTTTAATACCTGGATCCGCGAAAGCCCGTGACACTTCTGAAAAGATGAAAGAAGCTTTTAAGAATGTCACATCTCGTGATCAAGGGGATACTCTATTTATGTGTATGTTTGCCTCATTTATATATTATTTGAGATATCGCACATGGGTTGGAGTTTCATTATTTGCTTTGTTTTGGTTACCTCTGTGTCTTTATGATAGTAAACTTTTTAAGACCACTGCTTTTGTATGGATATATATAGGTGCCAATCTTCCTACTTCTTTAGATGTAGAAGATGAAAGTGAGGTTGCAGTTCCACAAATGTCAAATGACGAATTCAATAATAGTGTGGAAGTAGTTTCTTCTCTTTTCTTAGGATATTTGTCCTTGGAGAAGACTAAAGACACTCAATCTGCGATATTAGCCTTCCTTAAAGACTTTTCTAAAGTCAAAGGAGGCGCTGTGGATATTGCTAAAACAACGTTTAGATTTTCAGAAAATTTAATTAATATTTGTTTAGAGCAAGCTACAGGTAAAGCTCCTATGTTTAGATTCTTCAGTACTAGTTATACACTTTATGATGAGTACTTTACTGAAGTGAGATCTTTTTGTTCACGATATAATAATCATCAGATTCATGCTAGTCAAGAAGTATTGTCTAACCTTGCTTCTTTGATAGAAGCTGGTAGAAAAATTAAGTTGGGTCTACCTAGAGATCCATCTTCCAGAGAAATTTCAAATTTTCTACAGCAAGATTTACAATCTTTACGAAAAATTCAAGTTTCTCTAGAACAACAAAATATTTCTTTTACTGGATTTAGACAAGAACCTGTGGTAGTAGAATTTAAAGGTCCTACTAGTGTTGGTAAATCTGTTGCCATGACTAATGCAAATTATGCTACGGTTGCTAGACATTTTACTGGCGCTGAATTAGAAGCCTTTAAGAAACAACCTTCTACTAAAATCCACACATGTGTTCCTGAAAATGAATATATGGATGGTTTTAATTCGTCTCATTGGATCGTCAATATAGATGATTTCGGTCAAGGCCGAGACATTGTTGGAAACGTAGATAATGAGTATATGAAATTAATTCGTTTTGTGAATGGTTTTGAATATTATCCACATATGGCAGAATTAGAGAATAAAGGTAAGGTGACTTTTCAAGCCCCCTATATTTTCCTTAATACGAATATAAGAGATCATCAACCAGTTTCATTAGCACAACCTGCTGCATTTAAAAGAAGAATTCATTTTTCATACATTGTAGTTCCAAAGCATTGTCATACAACTCCAGAATCCAGAAATAAGGATTTGTGGAATAGAGTTTTAGATTCGTCTACTCTTCCTGTAGATAGTGCTACTAATGTTACCACTATGGATGACATTGTACATGATTACTATGTATTAGATAATCAAACCAGTGAACCTACTGGTGAGGTTATATCTTTTACAGAGGTTATGGTTAGATGTTTTGCAAAGTATGATAAAAACAAGTCTTATTTTGAACAAAATTTGAAGACTTTTAATGCTACATTGGATAAATATCATGAGTTATTTCATCCTTCTATACCTGTTTCAGACGATGAAGATTGTCAGATGGAAGAAGTGTATGAAGAAGATATTACAGGACTTCGTCCTGGACATGGTAAGTATCAGCAGTTAATTTTCAAGTACTTGACACATAGACGTGCTAGAGCTTTAATTACTCATTATCTTCCTGATTTGGATTATGATCCAAGTATTTTAGCTGATCATTTAGTTATGATTGAGCTTTGTTTATTGGAAAAAGGAATTGATTGTGACAGATTTAAGTTATTAATTGAAGATGATACTCAACGTTTATTACCTGTTTATTCAGTTGTTAAATTTAGACGTAAAGTTTCTATTTTCACATGGATAAAGGAATATTTTTATGAGAAATTAAAATTATTATCTGATAAATTTCCTATTTTGTT